CACCACATAGACCCTGAAATGAAGAACGCCAGTGTACATAAACTTGTACAAGCTAAAAGTTATAGAAAAGCACTAGAAGAAATACAGCAGTGCATAGTGTTGTGTTCAAACTGCCATAGGGTTCACCACTACAACGAACGCCATACAGAAAAAGCTGTGCATGAAAAATGAATCAAAAATGGGGGCCGAAGCCCCCACTGAGATTACTCTTCAATACGTGTAATAACAAAATGAGTCACATTGTCTGACTGCGCTTCAGCTTCGTCTTCTGACTCTTCGTCTTCGACGTACTCAATCCAGTCGTCAGACTCTTCATCGTAGACGTACCAAACATCCGCTTCTTCGTCGAGCCAATACCAAGCATCTGTCTCTTCGTCATAAACGTACTCTTCGTCTTCGTCCTCGCCAAACTCAACACCTTCGTCGTCAAACTGATTGTCAATGAACTCGTCGGTAACGTCGTAGTCAACAGCCCAGCCATACGCTTGTTGAAACTCGATGAACTCTTGAATGATTTGTGCTTTCTCAAAGTCGCTGGTCTCAATGGTCACGACTTCGTCTTCCATAAAAGCATACTCGCCAATTTTAATTTCTACTCTGTACATGAAAAACTCCTTTAATTTGGTGCAGCCCCATGCCGCAAAACAATCCTACGGAGCTTCTATGACTGTTGCAAGGCTAATAAAAAAGGGCCCCTTTTGGGGGCCCCCATCTGGTTATTTAAAACCAAATTATCAGGTCGTACCGGGGGAACCAAAAGCTCCCAATGGATCAGACCAGCCAAATGAGTAACGCTCACGAGCCTTGTAACGTACGTTACCAGTATCGAAGTCGCCGTCCATTTTGTTTTCCAAAGGCATACGCTCAAAATGCTTCAAGCCGTTGGGAACGTCGGTCATCAAGAACCAGCCGTTAGCGTCTGTCAAGAAGTGATTGACAGTGTAGCCTTCGGGGATTGAGCCGTTGTTTTTCAACGCGTTGATATCGTTGTCGGTAGTGCCAACGCGGAGGTTGGTTTCCAACAGGCGGGTAGCAACGAACATCAGAGCAGGAGGAATAACCAACTTGCGTGGCTTGGCTGCAATCAACAAGCCGCGCTCATCTGTCCAAGCTGCGATTTGAATAACTGCATTTTCCAATGAAGTTTCGTTCAAGTCAGCGTTGGTAGTTGGGCGATTGCTGTTGGTGCCGCCAGAAACCAAGGGGTGGGCTGTGCTGAACAAAGCAACACCGTCGCCACCGAGGTAGCTAGATGAGAAGCCGTTGTTCAAAACAGAAGCTGCCTTGACTTGCTTGGTGTAGGACATAGCACGGGCCAAAGCTTTGGTGTAGCGAGCAGACAAGCTGTCGTACAAGTTATCTTCAATCGCCTCTTCGGTGATTGAGAAACCCAAGGCAATGGTTTCGTGGTTGTAGCGTGCTGTGAACGCTTCTTGCGCATTGTCATAAGCAATGGCAGAACCTTCGTTCTTGACGGGAGCAGCGGAGAAACCAGCAAGCTTGGTCTCTTCTTCGAAGCTACGCTCTGATTTCTCAGTGTCATAGATTTCTTTGTGCTCTTCGCCGTAGCGTGCGTACTCCATACCAAACAATGCGTTCAGACCGGGGAGCAACTCTTTAAGTAGCTGTGCGCGTGAAATAGCCATTTATGTGCTCCTTAAATACCAGTGGTATCAGTGTACTGGTGCAGGTTGAACTTAACCAAGAACTCGTAATAAGTTGTAGCTGCAACACCGGGCAAGCCAGTAGCTGTATCAGGCACAACGTCAATTACGCGAATTGGCAACGTGTTGGTTGTATTGGCAGAAGAGCCGTCAATACCGTAGGCAGAGTCGCCAGTGGTAGTGGAGCCAGCACCTGCAACCAAAGCTACGTTAGAGCCAACAATCGTACGGTCATAAGCCGTAGGAGTGGTGGAAGAAGCAACAGTGGCAACAACTTTGAAGATTGCATTGGGATCATCCACAACATAACCAAAGGCCATGTTTGTAGAAGTTGACAATGCGGCGGGATAGTACTGACCTTGAACGGTTTGGCCATTCGAGTTCACATACTGGCAACCAACCAGAACGCCAACGCTATCGCCAGTGGCAGTAGCAGTTTTGGCAATCAAGTAGCCGCTGGTGTTCACCTGTACGGTGTCACCGTTGAGAATTGCGGTCGCGTAAGCTGGCGCAATGGGGATTTGACGGATCGCTCCGGCGTATGGCAGACCATCCAAACGGTTTAATGGTTTGAAGCCGTACGTCTTATCAATGGTGGGATAGCCCATTAAAGACTCCTTTATTTAGAACCTGTACCAAATCCGCTTCCACGACTGGTTGAAGACTTTCGATCAGCAAACAGAGGCATACGCGGGTCGTTATTTCTCATGAAGTGGTTGTCCACTGAATCCATCTGGTTCTGCGCTTGCGTGTCGTAATACTCTTTCATGGCCATGAGTTTTTCGGTTTGGATTTTGCAAAGCATCAATCCGCCAATTTCCACATTACCATTTGCACTACCTTCAAGCATCAGTTCTGGATGGTCTGCTGCCTTCACTGGAACCCAGCCGTCCCGCATCTTGCTAGACACATTGGTTGGCATTGTCTGTCCCAAGACATGAGTCGCTATGTAGCGATACTCCCATCCGGGTTCAGGGGTAGGATCGGGCAACGCACTCGATGGTTTATACACATATCGAGTTGATTTTTCGCGTGAAACATTGTCACGGGGGTTACGATTTTCAGCCATTTTGATTCTCCAATTTTAAAACTTCAGCAACATATTTCTTAGGGTCAAGGTTGTACTTCTTAATTAACGCTGCTTGTGACGGCGTTAACTGTACCTTCCTTGTTCCTGTGGAACGTGTTGCCGGAGCAACCACTGAAGAAGGTCGCCGGGACTTTTCGCTAGTACCACCGAACATTTCGGGGAACGTAGACTTCACGCGAGCATCAATTTGCTCGAAATATTCATCACTGCGGGGATCAACCCCGTTTGACACTAATTTTTGATGCAGCCCTAGTGCAAAGCTGGAAACTTCTTCAAACCCTTGTGCTCCGAACCACTGGTTTTTTGCCTGCCAGCGCAGGGTTTTTTCGTCGGGTTGCACCTGTTGGGATGCGGGTTGTTGAGGTTGTACAGCATATTCATCCACTTGTAAAGGGGCTGGACGAAAGTTTTGTACAGCCGCAACCTTCATTTTTGCATCGGTCAGGGCTTCTTGCGCCGCAAGTATAGCATCCGTGTCAAACGCTTCTTGTGCTGCCTTGTAATCCCTTCGGGCTTTTTCCAACTCTCCGTCGGCAACAGTCTTGGCCATAGCACCATACTGTTCAGTGCCATTATTCACATATTGTTTGAGACGCTTGTTCTCTTCAACCATGTGCTGTGCAAGACGCTCAAGCTCTTGCTTTTCGCGGTAAAGAGCTTCTTTGGCCCTGCGCTCGTCATGCCGCGCATGGGTTAACTCTTTAATGCGTACCTTGACCTTATCGGAGTAGTTTTCGATTTCGTCGTCTGTAGGGTCTTCGACATTCTTGTCCAGCGGTCTACGACCACGGTCTTGTACAGGCGTGTCATCAACAATCTCAATTTCAACTTCGTCTTCTTGTTGTGTTATTTCAACATTTTGATTTTTGTCGTCATCAAGTTCATCGGGAAACTTGTATTGGTCTGACATCTCTACTCCTTTAAGCGCGGGTTAAACCGCGTGGGTCTTGCACAACAGCGTCCACTTGGTCATCGTTGATGAGCCGGAACTCTTTTCCAAAGATCTTGAACCGTGTACCAGAGTAGGTACGTACAAGTACAAAATCACCTTCTTTGCACCATGCACCTGTGGGGAACTTGGTCTGATCTTTGTACGCATCAGGGCCAACTTTCATCACAAACAACACGGTGGTTGCGCTTTCTTCTTGTCGCATAGTGCTTGTGTCGCGTACAAGATCAAGCTCAGTACCATCAATCTTTTCGGAGACTGGGGGCACGGCACACAAGATGCGCCAGCCCGAAGGCTCTGGCAACATGGTGGCTTTTTCTTCATCTGTCGCAGTTGCTGCGGGAGCGTCAACTGGTTGGATTGCTTCAGGTAGGGCGTATTGCCCGGGTTCTAGAACAAGTTCACTCATCGGAATTCTCTGCTTTCTGTGCAAGGTCAAGTAAGTGGCGCTCTGCAAGGGCTAGACCCTGAATAATCCCGCAAAGTTTTTGGTACTCTTCAAAGTTGCGACATGCCCCACCAGCGCAGTCATCTGCGTAGTTGTTCATGTCGAGGCGTAATTTGTCGCGCAATACGCGTGCGAATTCTTGAATCATTTAGTAGGTTTCTCCTGTGGTTGGTTTTTATTGCGCATTTCGGTAGCAAGCCGTGCACTGTTGTTTGCAGCAGTCTGTCCAGCTTTAAACCCTTCAAGTTCCATTTTTCCGCTGAACTCATCTTTACTTCTTTGCAAGCTTGATGATGCTTTGAATCCTTCAAGCTCAATATACGCGTCGTTTTTTTCTTTATCTAGTTGCAAGCGTTGTTGTTCAAGCTGCAACCTGTTCTGCACCTCTTGTTGTTTCATTTGCATCTCTTGCTGAGCAAGCTGCGCTTTAGCTTGTGCGTCTTGCGCACGCATTTGCAAGTCTTGTTGCTTCAACTGAAGCTCTGCTTGCTGCAACTGTAGGACGGGGTCTTGCGCCTGTTGTTGAGCCTGCTGTTGAGCTTGTTGTGTTTGACTTTGTTGCACCACTTGCTGTGACGCTTGAGCCAAGATGCCAGCCAACGCATACTCTGCTTGGGGTGGCAACTTATCGTCTTGCTGTGGCAGTGCGGCTCCCAGTTGCTCTTCAACTTTACGACGGTATTCAAAGCCAACGTGTTCAGCGATGTGCGCCATGAGTGCGCCAGAAATTTGTTGCGCCTTGGGGTTTTGTCCCAGCATCTGCGCAATTGTTGGGTCTTGTATCAATGCCATGTGCACTTTAATGTGTGACTCATGGTCTTGGTAGAAGAACGCCTTGGTTGGCTCACCCTTGATGAGGCTCATATTCTCAGACACGGGATCTTTGGGCTTCATGTCGTCAGGCAGAGGTACAAGCTTGTCTGCATCCTTGATACCCAAAACCTCCAGCATGTTGCGGTGCAACTGTGGCAAGTCATAAATATCAGGAGCCATCTGCGCCATCTGAATGACCGCTTGGTACTGCACAACCCGCTGGCTCATTGTTGCCGCGTTGGGGTCGCTCACAGGGATGATGTCAATGTGGTCGTAGTCTTTTTTCTTGGCCTTGCGTGGGGCATCTTCTGGGTCGTAGTCGTAATCAGGTTCCGTAAAGTCGCGGATGATTGCCGCTAACAGGCGCAATTCTTGCTTAAAGGTGTAGTGCAGTCGGGCTTGAACCGCAGACATAACCTTAAGCTGGCGCTCCAAGAGAGCCAGTGTCGTGCCCACAGGGGCCTGTGCGGACATGTCCGACACGTTCATATCCGCTGTTGCGGCAAAACGACGGCCTTCTTCAACAATTTTATCTAATAGTCCTGACAGGACGATAGAAGGTTCCTTATATGGCAGGGGCAAAATGCTGTCGCGCAGTGCCCCAGAACCAATGTCTACATCTCGCCATTCTCCGGGAGCGATGGGGGTGTCGTCTCCCTTAATGCGCATTCCGCGAGCCTTAAGACCTCCGGGTAAGTTAGATAACGTCCCAGCATCGACAAGCTGACGCATAAGGCTGGTGGCAGATTTTGCGTATCCACCAATGAGGTGGAAGAGTCCAAAGCCGTAGGCTCCAAAGCCGGGGATGTACTGGTAGTGGACAAAGTGCTGGCGCTTGATTCTGAGGGGGTCATCTTGGTTCCAATTTCTGCGGATGGCGAGTACATCATTGCTTCCTTTTATCAGGGTAACTACGTATGGCTGCATCACTCCGGTAGGTTCACCGGCATCGTCCAAGTCTTCGTCGCCTTCCAATACCAAGTCAACATGGCACTCGTACAGGGTGTAACGCTCATCGTTCAGGTCAGAGAAGCCGGTCTCTTTGTCCTTGGCTTTCTTGATGTTGTCTTGCTCTTTGCTGGGGTCAGGCAACTCGATGTCGCGGTAAAAGCCTGCTTGCTGGAGCTTGATGATCTCGTTCTCGGTCTTGCGCATGACGTGGGTCAGGCGGTAGCAAGTGTCTAAGTCGGTAGTTCCGTAGGGCAGAATAATATCTTCCGCCGGTATAAACATAGATACTTGCCGTCCCAAACTGGGATCAAAATAAACTTTCTTGAACGCAGAGCCGGTGGCCGGCAAGCTCCACAACATACGCTCATGCTCAGGACGGAACTCGCGCATGACCTCAGTCAACTCGTAGTTCATGTCAGCCTCGACACGCACCGCCGCTTCTTGCTTCTCAGGAGTCTCTTTACCAACTATCTTTGTACGTACAGGGCCTGCGGCGGGGAACTGTTCAGTAATTGTCTCTGACTGAAAGCGCACAACAGCTTCTGTAATCATGGGGTGGAACACGCCACATGCACCGTTCCAAGGTTCTGTACGCTCTTCGTACTGGAGTCCCAGCAGCTTCAAACCTTCTGTATAGGCTTTCTCCCAATCTTTGCGTGAGCCTCTATCTTGCTCAACGTCACCAGCCAAGTCTCCTGCCAGTGAAGACAGCGCACCCTCGTCCATGTCCTCGGCCAAGTTCTCGTTAAAGTCATCCTCTTCTTCGCCGGGCATGATACTGATGTCCATATCCCCCGCGTGGATGTTCACGGCTTCAGGATCAACAATCTCAATTTCAATCGGCTCCTCGTCTTGCGACAGATCGTCTATGCCTTGGGGTTGTTGGTACAAAGACTTGTCTATATTGGTTGCCATTCTTTATCCTTAGTAGTACGCCGCAGTTCGGCTTTTAAAAAATCGTGGTTCATCTGGCTCATCCGTGTCTAGCGTGATGAAGCCGCCTTGTCTGAATCGAAGCAGTGCTTGGCTGGTCGTGTCCACAAAGTCATCGTGTTCGCCAACGGGGAAGGCCGCAACCTCCTCAATGACTTCACGCGCCCAGCGTGTGTCAGGTGCCCACACCATGCCCGAAGAGAACAGGTCAGCAATAGCCTGTACACGCACCATCTTATCGTTTCCACGGCTCGGTGTAAATTCTTGTACAGGGATGCCCATCGCCCTGAGTTCTTGGATTAACGGGCCACCAGCCGCCTTTTTCTCCACAATGAAGGCATCGGGTTGCCATTCTTTCCAGTGCTTGAAAGCGTACTGTTTGAGTTCGGGGAAGGCGATTCGGTCTTTGAAAGCGTCAAGGAGAATAAGCTGGGGCTTATCATTTTCTTCCTCGTTGTACCAGACCCCCCAAGTAGTACAGGCAGAATAGTCGGATGTGGTTTTGGTTTCATGCGCCGTGTCCCAAGACTGAATTATGTACTCGCAAGTGGGTGGGTCGTCACTGGGCCATATCCTCCAGTGCTTCCTTGAAATGATAGCCGCTGTGTCTGAGGTCGGCTGCTGCATGTACTGCGCGTTCCAATAGCGGGGGTCCATTGAGGACTTGGCGGACTTCAGCGCTTCCAGTGGCCACTGCTCCGGCCAGAGGGACTTCTCGTTGTCCGTGTCTTCGTTCAAGATGGCGGGAAGCTCTACTATCTCCCAGCGCGGGCTGTCTGGATTACTTACCTGATACTGTATGAGTCGGCCAGTCAAGTCCAGTGGCCCCCAGCGCGTCATGATTACTATGATCGCTCCGCCCGGCATGAGACGCTGCAACGGGCCAGTTTGAAACCAACTCCACGCCGTGTCAAACGCTAGACGACTGTTTGCTTTTACATCTTGTTCTGAGTGTGGGTCATCAATAACGAACAGGTCAGCACCGCGACCGGCAAGAGCGCCACCAACACCAGCAGCGTAATACTGGCCCCCAGCAGTAGTACTCCACTTTCCAGCAGCCTTTTGGTCATCTGCAACAATTGTTTTGGAAAAAAGCTCATGGTATTGCTCATCATCAAGTAAGTTACGAACCCGCCGACCAAAGTCTTCAGACAGCGACGCAGTGTGCGTGCCCATGATAATTTTCTTGTCAGGGTAATTACCTAGGAAGAACGCGGGGAACAGGTA